CAGAAGATGCGGGAAGTATGACTCCGATGATGAGAAAACATTTACCTGAAGTTGATTATCCTATTTATACTTGTGAACTAGACAANAGAGTTCCTTACGCAGAAGAATTTCCATTAGCTGCATTAGTGGCTGATTTAGGTTGTGCTTATCTTAATAACACAGTAGCTTATGCCATAGCTTTTGCACTATGGAATAAAGTAAGTTGTTTAACAATATTTGGAGTTGATTTTACTTATAAAACAAACATGCACTATGCTGAGTCCGGGAAGGCGTGCTGTGAGTTTTGGCTTGCAAAATGTATGGAAAACAACATAGAAATATCAATCGCTCCTCGTTCAAATTTATTAGAAACTAACGTAGATATAAAAGAAAAACTGTATGGTTATCATCGTTTAGAGGATCCAGTTGTTACGTATGTAAAAGAGGGTACAATACAAACTTGTAGATGGTCAGAGGTATTTAAAGAAGAAACACCTAGTAAACCACAGATGATAGATAGAAATGATTTACCACCAGAACCAAAGGAGTATTAATGTTTTCACTTGATTCAGAAACAAAAGTTGGTAACCTTGGAGTTACTACGACAGATTACAGAGGGCATACTGTAGAAGAAGTTGCGGAAATGGCTACTAAAAGATTAGTTTCTATTAGCGACGAAGCCCCTGCACCCATTAGGGCACAAGCTCATGCTTTTAGAGAAGCGTGCAAAAACGTTATTACGTATTATATGAATGAGGCAATAAAAAACCACATGTGTACAATATGTAATCAATTAGAGAAACAAGGTCAAAAAGACCTAGCAAATATTATTAGGAGACTATAATGGCAATTACACAAGCAATGTGTACTTCTTTTAAAAGTGAACTTTTGCAAGCACGTGCATAATTTTAAAGCTTCGGGAGGTAACTCTTTTAAGCTGGCTTTATACACAAGTTCTGCAACTATGACGGCAGCAACTACTGCATATTCAACTTCGCAAGAAGCATCAGGAACAAACTATACTGCGGGTGGAGCAGCACTAACAAATGTTAATCCAACTACTTCTGGAACAACTGCGTTTACAGATTTTGCTGATTTAACTTTTGGTACAGCTACCATTACAGCTAGAGGTTGTATGATTTACAACGATACAGCATCAGGTGATCCTGCGGTNGCAGTATTTGATTTTGGTGGAGATAAAACTTCTACAGCTGGAAGTTTTACAATATCTTTTCCAACAGCAGATGCAAGTAACGCTGTAATTAGAATAGCATAAAACTCCAATGGCTGGTTGGGGTCGAAGTACCTGGGGGTCTGGTCCATGGGGTCAGCCTGCGGTCGTCAATGTAACTGTAAACCTTACGGGTGTTGCAGGTACTTCTGCGTTAGGCACAGAAACAGTTAGTTGTGATGCTAATGTTTCTGAAACAGGTGTCACTTGTACAGGTTCAGTAGGAAGTCTTACAGTCACAGGAATCGCTAATCTTTCGGTTACTGGATTAGCAGGTACTACAGCTTTAGGATCTGAAACTGTAAGTGGTGACGCTAATGTAACAGAAACAGGAGTTGCGGCCACAGGTTCAGTAGGAAGCCTCACAGCCACAGGAATTGCTAATGTTTCAGTTACTGGATTAGCGGGAACTACGGCTTTAGGTACTGAAAGTGTTAGTGCTGATGCTAATGTAAGTGAAACAGGTCTAGCAGCAACAGGTGCCGTAGGTACGGTTGTTGCAAATGGAGTAGCTATTGTAGGAGTAAGTGGTGCAGCTTCTACTATTTCACAAGGAGATGAAACTGTAACATGTGATGCTAATGTTTACCCTACTGGATTAGCAGGAACAACGGCACTAGGAAGTGTAAGCACTGTTTCAAACAACGTAATTTCAATTACGTCCGATGCAAACACAGGAGCAATTGGGAATTTAACAATAAACGCAGTTGCTAACGTAAGTATCACAGGTGTTTTTGGAACAGGACATATAAGTCAGCTTCTAGTTTGGGGACCAATTATTCCCGGACAAGATCCAAACTGGACAGGAATAAATGACAGTCAAAGTCCAAGTTGGACAGCAGTGTCAGATTCTCAAACACCAGAATGGGAAGAAGTTGCTTAACTATATAGTAAAAAGGTAATATAATCGAAACGGAGATTTAAAAAATGGCAAGCACATACGTAAATAACCTAAGACTCAATGAAATGGCCACAGGTGATGGGTCAGGAACTTGGGGTACGACTACAAATACAAATTTAGAATTAATCGGTGAAGCTTTAGGTTACGGAACAGAAGGCATAACAACCAACGCAGATACACACACTACAACAGTAGCAGATGGAAGTTCTGATGCAGGTCGTGCTATGTTCCTTAAATACACAGGCGCATTAGATTCAGCTTGTACTGTAACTATTGGTCCGAACACTATGAAGAGGGTTCAATTTATTGAAAATGCTACAACAGGTTCACAAAATTTAGTTATTAGTCAAGGCACAGGAGCAAACATAACTATACCCCCAGGAGATGTAAAAGTTGTTTATTTAGATGGTGCTGGTAGCGGCGCAGCAGTAGTAAATGCTTTTTCAGATTTAAATATAGGTACTTCTTCAGGAGGTGCAACTGTTAACGGCATTACAAGTAAAACTTTTGGTACTTCATCAATAATGATTGGTGATGATGCTACAGGAACTATAGATGCTGCTAACTATAATGTTGGAATAGGTGCTGATGTTTTTGCAGCTTTAACTTCTGGTGATGGCAACATAGCTATTGGTTTTGCAGCATTAGATGCAAACACAACAGCAAGTTATAACGTAGGTATAGGCTATAATGCTCTTGGAGTAAACACTACAGGACAACAAAATATTGCAATTGGAGCAAGTTCACTTGATGCAAATACAACTGGTGGAGAAAATGTCGCAGTAGGAACAGGTGCGTTAGGAGCAAACACAACGGCTGATGATAACACAGCAGTTGGACATAATGCTTTATTAGTGAATACTACAGGTGCCAGCAATGTCGCAGTCGGCGCTGCATCTATGGATGCTACAACCACTGGTGGCTCAAAACACCGCAGTAGGTGCTGAATCATTAGGAGCCAATACAACTGGAGCCAACAACGCAGCACTTGGTTATGGAGCATTAGAAGCGAATACCACCGCATCAAACAACACTGCCGTTGGTTCAGCCGCTTTAGCAGCAAACACTACAGGAGCAGGAAATACTGCTGTAGGAATATACGCTTTAGATGCGAATACAACTGCTTCAAACAACACAGCAGTTGGTCATCATTCTTTAGGTGCTAATACAACAGGTGCTTCTAACAATGCTCTTGGTTATGCTGCTTTATACGCAAATACCACAGGTGGTAATAACGTAGCCATTGGAAATAGTGCTATGGAATCTAATACAACTGCTAATGATAACGTAGCAGTTGGTAAAAGTGCCCTATATGCAAACACTACAGGAGGAACTAATACGGCTGTTGGTTCTGAATCATTAAAAGCAAACACAACTGGTGCTGGTAATACTGCGGTAGGACACGATTCAAGTTTGTCTATAACTACAGGTGGTGAAAATACCTCTTTAGGCATTAACTCATTAAGAACTGCGACTACAGGAAGCTTTAATACAGGACTAGGTGGTGGTGCTTTACAAGCAACAACAACTGCTTCTAACAACACGGCAGTAGGTTATAATTCTTTAACAGCAAACACTACAGGAACAGAAAATTCAGCATTAGGAAAAAGTTCTTTAGCAGCAAATACAACAGGAGATGCTAATACAGGTATTGGTATAAACGCTTTATACGCAAATACAACTGCTAGCAATAATACATCTGTAGGAAGGTCATCTTTAGAAAGTAATACAACAGGAGCATCTAATACTGCTGTAGGTAAAGATGCTTTACAAGGCAATACTACGGCAAACAACAATACAGCAGTTGGAGCTTTAGCTTTAGAAGCCAACACGACAGGAGACGACAACACAGCACTAGGTAGTGTTGCTGGGCATAAAATAACAACGGCTTCTGATAATGTTATTATTGGTTCAAGAGCAGGATATGAGTTAGTTAGTGGGCACAGCAACGTAGTTGTAGGTAAAGATGCTTTTGGTTACGGAGCTAGTTCGGGTGCTGCAAATGGTGATGATTGTGTATCAGTTGGTTTTGAAACTTTAAGGTCTAATACAGGCGATTATAATACTGCTGTTGGTTCAAAAGCTTTAAGAGCAAACACAACTGGAACAGATAATGTTGCTGTTGGTTGGAGTGCATTAAATGCTAATACTACTGGTGCAGATAATGTAGCTTTGGGAAAACAATCATTAATAAATAATACAACTGCTTCAAACAATACGGCATTAGGGGATAGAACATTACAAGCAACTACATCAGGAGGTCAAAATACAGCAGTTGGTAAAGATGCTTTATATCTAAACACAGCAAATGAAAACACAGCAGTTGGTACGTATTCAATGGATGCTAACACCACAGGAGGTAACAATTGTGCAGTCGGATATGGGTCTTTAGGGGCTAATACTACAGGTGCTCAGAACACCACTGTAGGACACTCTTCATTAGACGCTAATACGACTGGAGTAGATAACGTAGCTGTTGGTTATAGTTCTTTAGGAGCACAAACTACTGCTAGTTATAATACAGCTGTTGGAAAAAATGCAGGAGACGCTGTTACGACAGGTAACCATAATGTTATGATTGGTTATTTAGCGGGAACATCTGCTATAGACATAACAACAGGTACTCAAAATGTGTGTGTAGGTAATCATACTCATACTTCTACTACTGGTGCTACTGCTCAAATAGTGCTGGGTTATAATGCAGTTGGTAGTGCCGATAGTTCATTAACATTTGGACTACATGGTACAGATTCAGCCATAGCTTTTGGAGCAACATCTATTACAGCACCTTCTGATGTAAGACTAAAAGAAGACATCCAAGATGAAAAGATTGGACTAGACTTTATAACCGATTTAAGACCAGTAACTTTTAGATGGAAAAAAGCTAAAGACGTTCCTTCAGAAATGGAAGTACACGATTCTGATTCAGAAGAAAGAGTTATGAATGGTAAATACAATCATGGTTTTATTGCTCAAGAAGTTAAAGAAGTTATAGACAAACATGATTTAAAAGATGGCTTTGATATGTGGACAGAAGACGATGTTGATGGTCGCCAAAGAATTGGCGAAGCATCTTTAATGCCACTAATGGTCAAAGCAGTACAAGAACTTTCGGCAAAAGTCGAAGAACTAGAAGATAAACTTAATAAGGAGTAAAAAATGGCAGTAAGCAAAAAATTAGTAAAAACCATTCCTTATGTCAAATCCAGTAAAGTGGAAAAATGGCATTTGGAAATGCAATACGAAAACGACAACGAAGGTGATGCAACGTACTATACCAGTACGTTTACTGTGGACGTAAATGCGTCTGACACTGACGCTTCAGGTAATACGATAAACAACTTTACCAAAGCAGGAAAAGGCACGTTTAGTAATGCAGACTTAGTAGCACTATGTCCTGTATCAAAATGGGATGCAGTATTTGCTAGTCAAGTGGATTCGGTTATTACAAATCCACCTAGTGACCCAGTACCTGACGATTCATTTAACGTACCTAGTTAATGGCTGACGTAACAGTACATAACATGCCTAGTGTCTTTGTTATGGAGACACAAATGCCAGAGGGTATGGTTGAGGACTTAAATGATTATCTTGACGAATACGTTGAAGATGAAAATAAGAAGTCTTTAGCTGATACTTTGGTTGGGCAAATAGCACAAGGTGAACAATTACTTATGGAAAATGATGATCCTAGAGTAAAGGAATACACGGAGTTTGTATGTAGTTTGGGGGCAGATTATATTAATTTCTTTGCTCAGAATACTGGTTCGATGTTAAAAGCACCTAAAGCCGTAGCGGTTGATGAAACGTGGTCGGTACACAGTTACGAAGGTGATTACAACCCTATACACGATCACGGCACTAAAACTATTATGGGTATATCTACAACTGGTTGGACAAAAGTTCCACAACAAATACTAGATCAACCTGTAGCAGGATCACCACAATACTCTTTATATCAGTCATCAGGTGATTGTGATGGGTATATAGCTTTTCAGTACGGAAGAAACGAATTAATGAATACAGATAGATTGAGACCGCCTCAGTCTTTTGTTATGCAACCAGAGGTAGGGAAGTTGTTGGTTTTTCCTTCTTGGTTGCAACACATGGTATATCCTTTTAAGGGAGAAGGCGAAAGAAGAACTGTCGCTTCCAACCTTAATTGCTGGGATATGACTGAACAACCAACACAGACCGAAGAGGTATAACAATGAGAAACTTTGTACTTATATTAATATCTATTTTTGTAGCATCTTGCGCTAGTGTGGGAGCTGTTATAGAAGGGGGTAAAGATCTAGGCTCAGGTATAGTTGACAGCACAGTGTCTACTATTGGTAATGTAACAGCAGCTGCGCTTAATGATGTAAGCAATGTCGTAGGAACAGTGGCAGATGCAACAGGAGATGTTGTAAATGTTGTTGTAGAAAACGTTGATAAACAAACTGACGAACTTCAGAAATCTGAAGAGAAACAGGAGAAATAATATGATGTGGTTAAATATATTTATGTGGATAACTGCTATTATTGCAATAGCATCTTTTATAGCTGCTGTAACTTCTACTCCTAAAGGAGATAAGTTATTAGCTAAGCTATATAAAGTTATAGACTATTTAGCTTTAAACATAGGAAAAGCTAAGGATAAGTAATGCCTAGACGGACTACCATGGAAGTTGCAGCCGATTTAGATAAGCACGAAGCAGTTTGTGCTGAGAGGTGGCGTGAGACTATTTATAGGATCAAACGTCTTGAAGTGTTAATTATTACAACACTTGCCTCTTTAATCATTGGAATGGCCAGCATACTTAGTAGTCAAGTTTTTTAGAATGTGCAATGTCATTAGAAAAATTTATATTTCGACCAGGGATAAACCGAGAAGGAACGGATTACTCTAATGATGGTGGGTGGTTCGATTCTAATCTCATAAGGTTTCGTAAAGGGCTACCTGAAAAAATAGGTGGTTGGGCTAAGAACACCCTAAACACTTTTAAATCCACAGCTAGAGCACTTCACGCTTGGGTGGATTTAGAAATTACTAAATACTTAGGAATAGGAGCTACTTGGAAGTATTACGTTAAAGAAGGGGGTAATTTTTACGATGTTACCCCTTTAAGAGTTACTACTTCTGCTGGAGATGTTACTTTTTCTGCTACTAATGGTAGTTCTACAATAACTGTAACTGATACGAGTCATGGAGCAGTTGCTAATGATTTTGTTACTTTTAGTGGTGCTGCTACTTTAGGTGGTTTAGTTACCGCTGCTGTTTTAAATCAAGAATATCAAATCGCTACTGTAACAAGTGCTAATGCTTATACAATAGAAGCAAAAGATACTTCTGGGTCTACGGTTACAGCAAACGCTAGTGATAGTGGTAACGGAGGCAGTTCTGTAGTAGGNGCNTATCAAATCAATGTAGGNCTAGATGTTTATATTGAGTCTACAGGTTGGGGAGCAGGTACTTGGGGAGCAGGTACTTGGGGANCTTNGACTGCGATAACANCTTCTAATCAATTAAGNCTNTGGTCGCACGATAATTTTGGTGAAGATCTAATTATGAATGTAAGAGCTGGCGGAATATATTATTTTGATATTAGTGCTGCTACTTTAGGAACAACTAGAGCTACCCCTTTAACAAGTTTATCTGGAGCAAACTTAGCTCCTACAATGGCGCTACAAGTTTTAGTTAGTGATATAGACAGACACGTTGTTTGTTTTGGAGCAGATCCTATTTCTGGAAGCTCTAGAACAGGAACAATAGATCCAATGTTTATTGCATGGAGTGACCAAGAAAACGCCGCTCAATGGGAACCACTATCTACTAATACAGCTGGTTCCTTTAGACTATCAGCTGGTTCTCAAATTATTGGAGCTATTAGGGCTAGACAAGAAACATTGATTTGGACAGACACTTCGCTTTATTCAATGACCTTTGTCGGTCAGCCTTTTACTTTTGGAGTTAATTTAGTAAATGAAGGAGTAGGACTTATTGGACCTAACGCTGCTGTTAATACTCCAAAAGGTATATTTTGGATGGATAAAAAAGGTTTTTATACATACAACGGAGCTGTTCAAGACATACCTTGTACTGTACAAGACTATGTGTTTAGTGATCTTAATGAAGGACAGGCCTTTCAAGTGTTTGGTTTTTTAAACAAAGAATTTGATGAAGTAGGTTGGTTCTATTGTGTAACAGGCGAAACAACAATTAGTAAATACGTTGTATTTAATTACGAAGACGGTGTTTGGAGCATAGGCGAATTAAACAGAACAGCTTGGATAGATGAAGGAATATTTGATACTCCTATAGGTTCGTATACAACAAGCGATGTAGGATATTTATATGACCATGAAACAGGAAATGATGCTGACGGTTCACCAATGGATAACGTTTATATAGAGTCCAGTGACTTTGCATTAGGCAACGGAGAAGAATTCCAAGCCATTAATAAGATTATCCCAGATATTAAATTTACAGGAAGTGGAGGAAGTGGCCAAACTGTTAATGTTGTTTTAAAACAAAGGAACTACCCCGGAGAAAGCTTAACCACTGATTCAACGAACACTTGCACTGCCACAACTACAAAGATAGATACTAGGCTTAGAGCAAGACAAGCTGCTCTTAGAATTGAATCAGATGATGACGGATCCGTAGGAGTTAGATCTGGCGTTGGGTTTAGAGTTGGTGCTATGCGTATGGATGTGCGACCAAATGGTAGAAGATAATGGCAAAGATTTTAGAAACGCGATTGCCTGTAGCTAT